TACACTGTGAACCGCCTTCACTACCGTGCTAAGTTGACTGTGATAAGGCAGGGGGGGGGGGCGCGAAGCCATGAGCTGAGCGCATACCTGAAGAACATGAGCCGTGGAGACGGCGAATGTTCAAAGGGGGGGACCCTGCCGGGTATATATATAGTTTCCGCCAATGTGAGGTACACCTGAGCTCCGCACTGGAACACCCCTCTGATAAGGCTAGGCCCCCCCCCATTCACTATGAGGACAGTATATATGGTAAAGGACTCTTAACCTGCAGATTTTCTGCAAAAATGGCCAAAAAGCTGTCTACTATATAGAGGACTAATACAGGTACATCAGAATAATTAACAAAGAGGTACATAAGCCTATAGGGGGCAGTCCGCCCTGGGGGATGTAACAATGGCCACACGCCTCCAGAAGGCACAGAAGTACGTGGACGAGGCCCGGGACCTGCTAAATCTCTCCCAATGGGAGATAAAGGTCCAGGACTACCCATCAGCCGATGACGCTTATGCCGATATCGAGCCCCACGACTACCTATGGCACGCCAAGCTCCGCCTCTCAGAGGACTTCTGGAAGGAAAAGCCGGAGGAGCAATCCAAAATTATAGCCCACGAGCTGCTACACCTGCATTATGCGGGGGTCGAGCGGCTTGTCAACCACCTGGAGCCTATTCTCGGGGGTCAAAGCCACGAGATCCTGGCCAAGGTCTGGGAGATAGAGGTTGAAAGAGCAGCGGACGCATTGTCCGGCCCGGTCGGTGGGCTCCTTCCGACACCAAGTTTCTAGGAGAATGTAACAATGGGTATAGACAAGGGATATGGCAGCGGTACTCGCAAGGCTCCAAGCGCTCGAGCTCAGTCGGCTGCCCTTCGACAGAAGAATATCCAGAAGGTAGCTGCTCAGCTTTCAAAGGCTGGAAAGCCACTAACCGGTCCACAGATGGTAGCCCTAGGCATTGGAGCTGGCCTTACTGCCGGCGCCGGTCTGCTTATCGGTGGTGGAATTAACGTTGGCCGTGGCGGCGGCGGTACTGGCCTCCCAAGCAGCAACAAGGTCAAGTAGGAGGTTGTAACAAATGGTAAAGCGTTCAGTCCCTGAGCCAATAGGTCCAGTACCTGTTCCAAATACTCCTGGTTCAGTAAGTAAGAAACTGCCAAATATAATGGGTCCAAGCTATAGGCCTTTGACCCAGAAGCGCCAATATGCTACGAATATTCAGTGGGAACAGGATTCTGGCGCTGGCGGAACCTATGGTCGACCAGCTACTAAGCGAACGACTATTACCACTACAAACGCTAATACCGGCAAGGTAATTAGCAAGAAAACTAATAAGACTGTTCTTACTTATGCCAATACGTATCGTACCCCTTCAAAAGTGAAGGCTCGCTAATGGGTGTAGACAATAGCTACGGTACCGGCCGGCCGGTGAAAAGGACAAGCATTCCTAAGGAATACGACGTAACGACCTACCTGGGCCGGTCCCAGGCAGTAAACAGCAGCATTGACGCCAAGACTGCACGGCAGCGCCAGAAGTCCTTTAAGGACCTTGTCGGACCGGCAGCAGGGGTTGGCATGGTAGCTACTACCATTGCAGGAGCTGCAGCTGGGGCTCCATTCATTCCGTTCGTGGCCCCGATTGCTGCAATGGCCTATATTGCCGGCAAGGGCAAGCAACGAGCAGAGGTCAAGGACCAGAAGAAGTCCAATAGGCTTAAGCCAATGCGTGGCCAGAGCGGAGGACGATAATTCCATCCCCCCGGGTCCAGGCCTACATCAATGTCGTAGGCGGACCAGACTACCTAGAGATAGGGGTAGATAGGGGAGCAACTTTCGGGCCTATACAGGCCAATCGCAAGATAGCCGTAGACGTAGAGTTCCGGTTCCCTTGTGATAACGACAACGAGAATGGCGAAACCTTCTTCCAGATGACTAGCGACGAGTACTTCTCCAAGTACTCAACTAGGATAGACGGAGTGATCTTTGTCGACGGTAAGCATACCTACGAGCAAGCCCTCCGTGACATAGAGAACTCACTCAGGGTAATGACTCGCCGAAGCGTCCTCCTAGTAGACGACTGCAACCCTTCAAGCCCCGATGAGGCGGCCCCAAACGACGAGATTGTAGTATCTCATGGGGCTTCTTGGTGTGGGGACGTCTGGAAGGCAGTAGCCCACGTTAGGGCCACTAGGGCCGACCTTAACGTCAGAACCCACCCAGATCACCCAGGGCTGGCCGTTATATACGTTGGGGAGCCGGAAAGCCTGCTTGATATCGACGTAAGAGAGCTGAGCTCCTGGACATACGAAGACTTCGATTCAGCAAGGGATATGTTACTTAACCTGAAATCTGAGTAACAAAATTTCGCCCGCTTCGCGGGCTAGGGGGAAAAATGCCAGGAAAGAAGATGGCCATGTTCGAAAAGTATGGCGCTAAGGTAGAGAAGTACAAGACCAAGGGTCAAAAGATGAAGCATGAAAAGGGCGAGGGCAAGAAGGAACTTGCTATGGAATCCAAGGCCGAAAAGGCCAAGGGGAAGAAGAAGGGGAAAAAGTAATGGCAGGGCGATTTTCAGGAACAGGGCGCACTAAGCGCATAATCAAGGGATCTGCCGGCGGCGGCGGACGCGCAGGGAATATCTCAGGAAATGCACCGGCCGGCAATATCGGCGGCGGCGGTGGCGGTGGCGGCGGATCTACGACTACAAAGAAGCCTGATTTTCGTACGACCCCGCTTATTCCTTGGACCCCAGAGACGGGCCAGCTTTTCAATCAGGGACTCGTCAAGCTCCCAAGTCTCAAGCCAGTTACCGGACTCGGCGACCCCCGACTCCAAGCAGTAGCAGGCGATAGTCTCGCAGAACGACGCGCTACGTATAATCGTATCGCAGCTGCTAAGCGCCCATCTAAGAACCTTAGCGACCCACGCCTTACAAAGGTTGCTGGGGATAGCCTCCGCGAGCGCCAGGGCACATACAATCGAATTGTATCTGGCAACTCCCCACTCCAGGCTGGCATTCAGGCGGCACGTCGCAAGACTTCGTTCGCTGGCGCAAGCCTGTCTGGAGCATCAGGATCCGGATACGCTGCTGCAGCTAAGGCGAGCACTACGGCTAAGGCCTCGGCTCCGGCCGCTAAGGCTGCCCCTAAGGCAGCTCCTAAGGCTACCGTCAAGGCGGCTCCTAAGGCAGCTCCTAAGAAGACTATTCAGCCAGTCCCTAAGAAGGGAATGGTAGCGAAGTAATCCTGTAGTCAGGCTCCACGACCTGGCTACTACCGCTGGGGCGAGTCATTCCCTGGCTCCCCCAGCACTATACTTGAGGTGAATATTGACTAAACCGCGGGACTACCGTAAGGAGTACGATACGTACCATGGTACACCCGACCAGCTAGCCAACCGAACGTCACGCAATAAAGCGCGTCGTAAGTTGGCTAAAGTTGTTGGGGCTGCAAAGCTCCGCGGCAAAGACGTTGACCACAAGAATGGGAACCCTAAGGACAATAGCAAGGGGAACTTGCAAGCTATGTCCAAGTCTAAGAACCGGAGCAAGAAGTAAGTGGCAACGTTTAGATTCGGTAGGGATATAAATATCCATTGGAATGGATATGACATAAAGGGGCCGGCTAACACCGTCTTCTCTATACCTGACCAGCTATACGAAGAGTTTGAGGGTGACCTGCGAGGAGCAGAGCCAACCCTTGAGTGGATAGACACAAACGAGTTCCTTACTCTTACTAACGCAGTATCAGTAACAACACTTGCTGGAACATACCCAATATCTGCGACTTCCACAAGTTCCGGTAAGACAATATCTATAGTATCGACCTCTGCCTCTAGCGGGTACGTCCTTACTGCTAATGGAGCCGGTGGAGTGACGTGGAGTACACTCCCGGCAGACGCCACTGGGATAACAAACATAATAGGGACTTCTCCAATTAGTGCCGCAGTCTCTGGAACGACGGCAACAATCTCCCTCAACGCAAACTACCAGACCGCAGGAAGCTACCAGGCTTCTGGAAATTACGCCTCTAGCGTGAGTGCAACGCTACCGATTTCTGCGTCTCTCTCTACAGCGGGTGCAGTAAGCATCTCCATTAATACCACTGGATTCCAGTCTGCTGGGAGTTATCAGCCATCTGGGACATATGTCACTGGCGTTGTCGGGACATCTCCTATCTCCGCAACTGGGACTACGGCAATTACGGTCAGCCTTAACGCCAACTACCAGACAGCAGGGACATACGTCAATGCTGTCATCGGGACCTCCCCAGCCTCCGTCTCCACAGCATCTGGGACATCGACGGTCTCTATCGTTGCTGGCAGCATCAACTCCACCCACCTCTCGGCAACCTCCGTTGGCTCCAGCCAACTTATTGCCCAGGCTGTTGGGACTGTTGCGATCTCCTCTGGCGCAGCAACGTCAGGACAGCTACTTCAGGCTAACGGTTCTGGCGGTGTCTCATTTCAGACAGTAACGTCTGGCGTATCAACTCTTGACATCACTGCTAACGTACAAACTGTAGCATACACCCTTGCACTTACTGACAAGGATAAAATGGTCGAGGTAACGCTTGGAACTGCATTGAACATCACAATACCACCAAACTCAACAGTGGCTTTCGGAGTAGGAGCACAGGTGCATATACTAAGAGCGGGTGCTGGTGCAGTTACGATAGTCGCCGGAACAGGAGTAACGGTTAACTCGTCAGACGGACTAAAGCTTAGAGCACAATGGTCATCAGCCACAGCTATTAAGCGCGCGACAAATACGTGGGTAGTCTTAGGAGACACAACTCCATGATTATAGGTGCATCTCAGCAGCAACTACATAAGGGAACACATCTTGTCACGGAGACTGCATCATACTATTGGAATTCCGGGTGGGGGACTTCTAGTGGTACTGGTAGTACTGGTTTAGACAATCCAACCATGCATCCGAGCAAGAGGGGGATGGTAGGAGTATCAACTTCAACCAGGGCTGGATTTAGGTATTGGACAAATGGTACGTATGGCAATGTTGATACCGCTGGCGGAGTCCTTATAAGTGCTAACTACGTAGACGTCAATGCATCTGGAACGTATATGGTAACTGCATCGGCTCCAGAGCCAACAATTAGAGCATCAAGTATAGATATTGAAGCTGTCGATGGATCCCAGGTAGTATCTACCTATACCCCAGCAAGTGTTGGGGTGGTAGATATCACAGATCCAGTTTTTGGACCAGCAGAAACTGATGTTGTTTCCGTAAGTAGCTCAAACCCATCATACATACAGGCTTGGGCTTGGAGCAACAGCACCCAATGGGGCTCGAAGAGAACAAATTCTGCAGATTTAAATACTCCAACTTCAGCAAATAGCGGCCAAGGAACTAGGTTCTCTCCATTTGGAAATTCTGTTTTTGCTAATGTTGGTGGAAGTAACGGAACCCCTTGGGTATTCGCTTTTGCATACACACAAGGAACTGGATTTGGTACAAAGTTTGCTAATGTAAGCGCCACAAGCCTAACGGCAATGAGATCGCTAAACGTTGTTGGAAGCGCAGCAACAGCCCAGAAAATTCTTTGCGGACTATTTTCTGCTGCTCCAATTATTGTAAACTTTTCCTCCTCGTCTGGATTCGGTACAAAAATGACTAACCCATCCGGGATGCCAGCTGCCACCAATAGCTCTGGTACTAACAAGAACTTACAAGTAGGAAACGGAGGGACTGATGTGGTGTACCTTGCTGATGCAGCAAATGATCTAGTGGTATACACATATACAAACGCAAGCGGATTTGGAACAAAGTACACAGCCCCATCACCCACGGTGAGTGGTATTGCGACATGGTCAAGATAAGGAGTTAAAGATGATTATTACAGACGAAAAGGTGGTTATGGACCTAGCTGCCCATCTAGTCATGCGTATTCAGGAAATATACGATTACGATGCTAACATTGCAAACTATAGGAAGATCCTTGAAAACCTGCCCACAGAATACCCAGCCAGACTTGAGGGCTTAAAAGGAATGGACCAAATTACTGCATTGCAGAACTGTCCAATTGATGATATCGAACTCCTATCAAAGCTTCATCAGTATGAGCGGATTAATTTCATAATCCGTACTGAGATTGCCGAAAGAACTAAGGCAGAGTCAGTTCGAGCAGCTGTGGAATCTCAGCTTGACGAAATACTTGATGACGAGCAGAAGGCTTTAGTAATTGAGCAGGCTTACAACTTGAAAAATCCTCAACAGATATGATCATCCGCGACAATGAAGAGATGCTAGAGGAGTGCGGTGCCTAAGCTAGTTATTAGATCTCAGCTTGACCACGTAGAGGCTGGCGGCGTACTAGATGACTGTGGACCTTCAAGCGCGGCATGTTCGTCTTCCTGGGTACTTAACAAAGATATAACCGCCGGAGAAGGCATCAAGGCCAAAGAAAAGGCCACTGGATTCAAGGAGAAGCAAGGTGTCAGCGACAACGGCTCAAGTCTATGGGATCTAATACGTACCTGCAAGGAACTTGGCGCCAACGCCAGATATCCAAGAGACTGGAGCGACTGCGTAGACAGCGTCAAGAAGGGCGCCGCGCTTATTATCAATGTCCAGGCAGCGAAGAACTACCCGCCACAGGCGCTGAGCTCGTGGCACAAGAGGTACATCGGCCGGCACTCTGGGGCGACGTATGGCCACATGGTGGCGGCGGCCTGGGCTGACGGAGTCGGGTTCCAGTTCGCTGATCCCACATTCAACGGCAAGGGAAAAGAGAAGTTTGCGGTCGTGGTGACCGAAGATGAGCTCAAGGCAATTGCCTCGAGCAAGGGCGATGCTCCGCACAAGCGCTGCATCATAGTCAAGAAGTAGGAGATACCTATGGTTGCAGTAAGAAAGCAAAAAGGCGACACATCTAAGGTGACTAAGAATGGGAACATTGTAGTTACAAGAGCTAATGGGAACGTGGTAAAGATCAACACTAACAAGAACATAGTTATACGGACAAAGGCCGATGGTACCGTAGTTAGGCAGAATTGGACTAAAACACCAACTTCTGCACTTCAGCGTACCGGATCAGCATATGGTACAACGGCCAGGTGGAACATTGAGATGCCAAGGGTTCGCAAGACCCCATCTCCAGCAAAGGTCATTTCTGTTAATACAGGAAAGGTGGCAAAGTAATGAATAAGGAACAGAAGGCTCTATTCGCTTCGTGGGGACGCTCATTCGCAGCAGCCTGCGTAGCGCAGTTCCTGGCAATTGGTGGGTCTGCATTCGACCTAAACGGCGATGCAGTTAAGAGCATCATCTCAGCAGGTATTGCTGCGATACTTCCAGTCATACTTCGATGGCTCAACCCAAATGACGTAGCGTTTGGCTACAAGGGAGATGAGTAACATCAACCTGGCCCCAGTTCTAACTGGGTGTCACGTATGCCGGAGCCCTCTGGCTGACCTAATAAGTCGAAGAATGCGAGAGGGAATGCCAGACACAAAGGTCAGCAAGTGGCTTGAGTCTGAGGGCCAGTACGTGAGCAGGGTAACTCTAGGCAAGCATCGACGTGAGCATCTAACTAGCGACTTTGAAAAGGCCAAGTCAGATGCAATCAAGGTGATGGAGGAACGTAAGAAGACCATGAAGCCCACAAAGGGCGTGGACCTGGCCTCACTCGTTAGGGACTACACGTTCTCTGCGGTTGAAGCAGGTGAGCTGCTACCGACGCTGGCAGAGGGCCTGAGGGCCCAGGAGATACTTGACAAGCGCTCTGAGAAGAGCTCTGACAGGGATCTAGCAATGACCCTAGCCTCGATACTTGGTGGGTCGATGGTAATAGAGGGTATATCAACGACAATAGAACCTGAGCTAATTACGGAGGAGTCTAGTGCCTAAATCAGCAGCCTGGCAGCGTACAGAGGGCAAGAATCCTAAGGGAGGCCTTAACGCAAAGGGTCGCGCATCGTACAAGGCACAGACAGGCGGAACCCTGAAGGCCCCAGTAAAGAGTGGGGACAACCCTCGCAGAGCCTCATTCCTAGCAAGGATGGGCAATATGCCAGGACCAGAGCGTGACTCTAAGGGAAAGCCTACACGACTTCTACTAAGTCTGCAGGCCTGGGGCGCTAGCAGCAAGGCAGACGCTAAGAGCAAGGCCAAGGCGATCAGCAGCCGGACTAAGAATAAGAAGGAAGCTTGAACCCTGTTAGCACACAAACCGCTATCGATCTGGCTAGGGGCCGCGGTGATATCGAGTTCTTTGCTTCTCGCTGGCTCGGTATCAAAGGAAACCCAGGTCAAGTTGCCTGGTGGCAGGCCTGCGCAGATCGAGCGGACGATGGGTTCCGGCCACGGTACCTCACGACAGTTGTTTCCGCGGGCAATCGTGCCGGGAAAACTCTCGCGATGGCGGTCGTATGTATGCACCACGCACTATACAAGCTTGGGATTAGACCTCCCGAGAAGGGAAATACTGCAGATGCAGGGCGCTGGATCAATGATCCGTACGAGTGGTATCACGTCGGGATTCAACAGGAGACTGCTGAATTGGTTCACCGGGAAATCTCTATGATCCTTCAGGGAGCTCACCAGGCGCAGGGAGACCGTGGCTGTCCGCTAACTAAGGAGCTTGGAAAGGTTGCCGACTTCGAGAAGAAGTATCGTGGCGAGTATCTCTGGATAAAGTTCAGCCCAGTGGTAGGCGGGGCCAGCATACACTTCAGGACAACACAGGACAAGGCTAAGGCCCTTCTAGGCAAGGACATGCAAGGGATCTCATTCGACGAAGCGGCCTTTGAGCCGCACCTGATAACAATCTACCAGGAAGTTCTCAACCTCCGAAGGCTCTCTACCGGTGGGCCACTTCACTTCATCGGAACGCCAACAGAGGGAATCAACGACTACGCCGACCTGTGGGAGATGGGTAATCCGGAGAACCCATCCAGGGACGACCAGTTCATATCGTTCAGACTTTCTACCAGGGACAACATAGGATTCGGCCTACGACAGGAAGACTTCGATGCCGTAGTCCGGCAGCAGGCAGAATACCTAGTCCCACAGAACATCGACGGATACTTCATAGAGTCAAGGAAAGCTTTCTTCTCTTCCCAGGTCATAGAGGCCAGTTTCGATACTACGCTAGAACTAGAGGATGCGCCAAAGTCAGCTCA